CGCAATATAATGCGTGTCTTGATCCCAATCAGCATAGTACTTAGGAGTACCCGTTGCTGTTCTATCAGGCCAATACTCTGTCATAAATGAAATATCCTTTTGTAGCAAGGTTGTTCTTTCATCCGCAACAACAATTTGAAGAAATCGAGTTGCCCTCCAGTCTCCTGGAAGGGAAAGAAAAGCATTATCTACGGTTAAATTAGCCGTGTCATATTTACGGTAATAACTGAGATCCACTTCCTTAAATAATTTATTTTCAACATTAACGATGAATGTATTAACAACAGCATCCGAGAGCACATCACTGGATGTCTCCGTATAATTTCTTACGTTTGTTAATAAATCAGAATAATCGGTCATGTCGTGGTCACTGTAACCTTTCCTACAAAACTATGCAATAAAGTTGGTTTATTAGGTTGTTGAACTCCTAGAGGCATCATACTTCTTACAAAGCCTGCATAAGCGGCTCCATTAGCACGGTATAAAGTAACAGCTTCCTCTAAAGTTTGAAAACTATTAACAGTGGTTCCTATATTACCTACGACTATATTAACATCAGCAATCTGAGGTTTAGCATGTGCCAGTGATTGAGGATCTGTAGGATGATAGCGAGGATCTAATAAAGGGGATTTAGGTTCGTATTCTGAAGTATGAACCCACGATCCTGTCCATTCCTGGACCATTTCATTATAAGGGTATGCCTGTCCGTCACGATCCGAAATTCTTAATGCATATCTACCAGTTGAATACTTCGCCATAATTAACCATTAATCACATAAAATTGAGGGACAAAATTAGAACTGACATTTTCTCTGTCTTGATCCGCGGCTTGTTTAAATTCTTCTTCATATATTGCTTTTAAAATTTGAATCCTGTCCGGGGCATACTTCATAGCAAGATAATAAGCTAATCCCGCAGTAAGGCATGGAAGAAACCGAAATGGAATTTGACTGTTATTGGTATAAGCCCCTGAATCAGCCATCCTTACGAGAGCATAATATATTACCGTGTACGCTGTATCAGCGGCCGGATATAAATACAAAGTAGGCATAATGGTTTTTTCAAAATAATACTGAGTAGGCCTTCCACGTGATGTTTTAACTGTATAGTTCCAATAAGTAGCTCGGCTTACCGGAGTCGTTGTATAATCATTGCCATTTGAATCTTGAATAACAAGATCGGTGATATCAATAATTTGTGCGGCGTCGCCCGTAGTACTACCAAACAAATTAGTGTCCGTTAAACTTGTGGTATCGGCTACTACGGCCTTAGATTGTTTTTGGATCGTCCATTGGTTCAATCCCCTATTAGCCCAATCAGCTAATAAAAGATTTAAAGAACGACGTGCGGTTTTTATTTCGTAACCTGTACGATCTTGTAAACCGCACCGTTCAAAAGCTTCTTCTATAACCTCATCAATGGATAAATCGAAGTTCGCTGTGCTAGCATAAGTTGGCATATAATCTCCTATTTACTAACTTTTCCACCTTTAGATTTTTTAGCGACTCCGCCTTTAGATTTTTTAGCGACTCCGCCTTTAGATTTTTTAGCGACTCCGCCTTTAGATTTTTTAGCGACTCCGCCTTTCTTGAAGCCTCGGTTGAGTTCTCCTATGACTCTTGACCTCTCGGCTCTTCGATTAGGGTTCATGCGCTCTGCATCAAGTCGGCCCATTTCTTCTAGTAAATTTCTTCTGCCTGGTCCACCTCTTTGACGTTTAATTACGCCTCCTTGCTTATATCCTTTGACTTTGCCACCTTTTTTCAACGCAGTAGGTCCTCGGTCTAATAACTCTGTTGGCACACGTCGAGATCTTTCATCTACTCCGTATCCACGAGAGTACATCATATCTCCTGTGCGACCACCAAGATTCATTCTTTTAACTGCTCCGTATCCTCTTTTTGCAACCATCTCAGCCTCCTTGCCGATTATATTTCTTCCAGGTTCGTCGCTTGTGTTTATTCGTCGGCTTCGACCTAGGAGATCTTCCTATACTAGTCCTTTTTTTGATTGGTGTAAAGTACGTTGAACGAGTGAATATTTGAACCACTGTAATTACTTGTTATTCCATTTTTCCTTGGATCGAAGTGTCCATCTTTCAAAAGCTTCCTTGCTTATTTTCTTCCTTACCATCTTCGCTCCTTCTGGGATCTCAGTATGCAATGTCAGGATTTCCCCGTCATCGCTCAGCTCCACCAGGGCTGGACCGCAGAATGCGTCCTTTGTATAATCTGTTTCTTTTTTCTTGAGTATTCTCACTTCCTTCATGCATGAGGACAGTGATTCCATTGGCACATACTGTGTCATTCTATGCTCCTGATCGTTCATATTTCCAAATATGAACATGACTATTACGCTAATTACTTCCATTTGATTCCCTCAGCTTGTCTTTTAATTTCTCCACGTCCCCTAATAATCGTTCTATATCCTGCTGCGCCCTCTTTATATTCACGGTATTGCTCATCATTGATTCCATATCTTCCATCATGGACTCTAATTGAGAACTAAGAAATTCTATTAAAAGGTCCTGCTGAGCGTCCGCAGGTAAAGCACCTAATTCACCCCTAGGCCACTTGATTCTAAATTCTGTATTTTTTGTGAGGTCTGATTCTGACAGCGTTACACGTGTCTCCAGAGTATTTAGCCTTTCCTGGATCCCGAAGAAGGCCCAGACGCCGACCGCTGTGGCCGATAGGATCGCGAGTAGGTTGCGCATAGGCATGCTGATCGCCGTTTTATCCGATACATCGAACCTGTCATTAGCCATTACACCACCACCAATACAAATATTATTACGGTTATAATTCCAATGATTATGGCTACTTTATCAAACCAATCAGTCATTTAGTCTCCGTAGTTGTATGAACCGCCTTTAGTCTGGTTCTGTTGAATCATATCAGTTGACCCCTGCAACATCTCGAAAAGATCTTTATGCTGGCGCTCTATAGATTTATTTTGCTTAACTATTTCTTTGTCTTTTTTATTCATCTGCTTCATGTCTCTTTGTAAGTCCTTGACATCTGCGATGAGATTTTCCAAATCAATTTTCATTTTGACCTGATTTTCGATGACTTCTTTTTTATTTTCTTCTTCGAAGCTTTTGTACATTTGATCCACGCGAGAATCCAATTTGCTCACGTACCATATGACTGCCACACCCTGAATTAGCACAAACGCCACGACGGCGAAGGATATCTTAAGTCCGTTCATTGTTGTATCACCATAACAATTACTCCCCCCACAATCCAAATAGCATATACAGTTATAATCAATTCCATTTTATTCCTTCCATACAAACTCCTGTTTCACGGTTATCTGCATTGAATCCTTTCTCTGATCCTTGCTGTCATTAGCCTTGTCCACCTCATCTTGCCCGTAGGTTGTACTTACAGTTGTTTTATGGGGCTTCATAGACATCCCCGAATACACATTACATCCATACATACTAAGCGCGCTAATGATAGCCATGCTAAACATGAGTTTCCGCATTCCATATTTACTTAGTAACTTTTTAATAGTTCTAAAACTAAGGTCGCCGTATCATCATCTGTAATTGATTCAAATTCAACTTTTATATCTCCAGTATATCCGGAAGATTCAGGATTTAATAATCCTCCAATTGAACTGAAATCCTTGCTATCTGCGTAATTGCACGTGATGGCTAAATCATCTGCTGTTGCTTCCCAATATACGGATAAAGGCTTAGTTACAGCTGTGTTATTAACACTCCACCATACCTTATTGATAGCTAAACTTGTGCAGGGATCTCCTGCTGTACTATTATTTAAAGCAGCGCACGCAATTTCATAAGATTCCGCTGTGGTTGATGCAATTTTAAAATTCATGACAAAGATAGCTTTTCTACCTCCATCAAATTGTTTGTTTATAACTTGTGACATATTATCTCCTATTAAAGGGTGAGGTCATTACACCTCACCCAGAGTTGTTATTACTTAGTAGATGAACTACCGAAGCTTCTAGAACTAATCGCTTTAACATAATCAACCCACATAATAGCTGCGGTTGTTGTATTGTTTTTAGTTCCCATCATAAGTCCTAATGCCAAATCATCAG